AGTATTAGCGCTGTCCAAGGTTAAATCGTTTGTACCGTCTGTTACGGTAACAAACGGAGCGTTGGTGTTAACCTCGCCAGCTGGGGTGACTTTCCCAGTGGCGTCTACGTCCTGCGTAGGCTGCACGACGGTCCCAACCGTCCTTGCGGTGTTCGCCGGGTCGACAGCGGCGATATTGGTACCATCCGTCAACTGTGTGAACGGAGCATTGCCTACCGCTTCGCCAGCTGGGGAAACTTTCCCCGTAGCATCTAAAGGCTGTGTAGGTATAACATTGGTAGTTACACTTCTTGCAGTATTAGCTGAATCAACACTAAGCTCATCTGCAGCACTACCATTCTTAATAATCATCTCTGTTCCAGCAGTAACAACAACATTATCTATTGAAGATGTAAAATTATAAGTAGATAATGGAAGATGTAAAGAAACAGAATCTAATACAATACCTTCCAATGTATCAGATGCATTATCAAACCCAACAGTAACTACTGTATTTTGCACATCCGACCATGCAACACCACCATTAATATATTCAGACGCTTCATAACAATCTACTTTTAAAGTATTCCAACCAATTTTTAAATCTGCATCTGTAACAGTATACACAGTAAAACTAGTTAAACTATTTGAAGCTAAAGCACACTGAACATAACTTATATCTGTAATAGAAGGTAAATATAAAGTAAATACAATCTGACCAGAAAGTGAAAAATCAGATAAAGTTAAAGTTGGTTCAAAAGCCTCATTTACTATAATACAACGAACATCTCCTACTATTTTATCATAGGATAATGAATTCTTTCCAACTAAGTGTGAGCTTGAATAAGAAAAATTAGTAGCGGTACCAAGCGTATAATCAGACCATTTATCCCAAGAACTACCATCTTCGACAGTAACAGAATAACGACTATCATTAGCTCTTTTAGAATTAGAAACATCATTATCGGCTGGTATAGAGGTATTATAAGAATAAGAAGGTGAGGAGATTTTAATACTGTCCAATAAAATACCATCTAGAGTACCAGATGTAGTAATACAATCTACAGATGCAACAACATATTTAATAGCTCTCCAATCAATACCGCTTCCACTGAATGTGGTATAATTGTTACAATTAAATTTAATGTTATTCCACCCAGCCGATAAAATATAATCATCGTCTGTACGAAACTCTATGTAGTTATCTGTACCAGAAGACATGGAAAAACCCAAACCAAAACTATCAACTATAGACGTCTCAGGAAAAAACACAGAAGATTGTATAATACCACCAGATGAAAAAGCATCCAAATCCATACCAGCATGATCCAAACTTCTTATTATTTTAACTACTTCATCGCCTTCTACTTTATTAAAACTTATAGACTGTGAACCAGTTATGTGCTCTACGCCACTAGCGATTGTGAGACCACTATTAGACAAAGCGGACCACCTAGTCGCGTCACCACCATTATCTAAAATGACTTCAAAACGCTGGTCTCTTGAATAGCGGTCCTTATCTCGTGTCATTGTTTTCCCTTCCTTATTTTATAGTTAAAACTACAACAGTATAAATATTTTTATTGTCTATACTACACGAGGCATTGGTTTTTTAACTGAGGATACCTTTCCGACCTTCTTACCTTCAAAATCTATAGCCCAGTTACCTTCGTCCAAACCCATACTTTCGATTATTCCTTGTTTAGCGTTTGCTAAATTCCTATCCGCAGTATTACAAACGTGGGTCAAATGACTCACCACTTGCATTAACCTACCAAGTTCATTTCTAGCGTTTTCCAACTCTACAGCATAAACTTGTACCTTTTCCAAATCTTCGTAGTACTCCTCTGGAATATCTAAAAAACTATCTTCTTCCACAGGTACGTGTTGGCCTTTTACTCCAACCCTGTCATGTACAATGTATTTATCCATTATAGCTCCTTTACTTCAAATACTCTTTAGTAAAGTACCTGTCTGAAATATTATGAAAATGATTAGAAAGTCTATGGCAGGCCACTAAGAACAAGAAGGCGTCAATAAAAACAACACCTAAAAAAGAGGGTGTAAAAACAATGAACACCAGCAATGTAAGAAACATCGCGGTCCAAACAGAGCTGCAATAAGGACACTCTATAGCATTACTAATAAACTGTAACACAGAGTTCGTCCTATTGCTCAGAAAAGACCGTAGTGGCCCAAAGAACACAGACTTTGACAACAACTCAGTCAGACCTTCATTGACTAATATACTTACTAGTAAAATAAGAAAGTACAACATATTAATATCTATTACGAAATTTCTGTCATTCGCTCCCTAATAAGTCTAACAAGGGTTTCCTTACCGGGGCGGTTCTTACACATATTATGTGCTCTACGTAATTTATGTACGCTCATAACTTCCTGTAAGACTATCTTTGGTTTATCCTTTATCTTTAAATCTGCAATCTGTCGCGCAGTAAGATTAGTAGGATGAATTCGTTGTGGTTTCACTACTACTACCGGTTTAACTTCTTCGGTTACTAGATCATCAAGATCAAGATCAACACCCTCAACAACTATATCAAAACCACTGCCTTTTGGTATCTTTGTTTTTTCTAACCAATCAAGAAAATCTAAATTAAAATCCCCACCATAAGATACAGAGTACTGTTCATATAACTTATCTAATGGTACTTTCATACCTGGGGAAACACTCTGCTTAAAAATATGCTTACCGCGACCAAGGTTGTTAACTACATAACCTTTAATCATTAAAACACCTCCAACAATAATGGAAATAAACAGCGCTGTAGCGCCTTGTAACTAAACACGCCGGAATTACCCGGCGCATTTAGTTGTTGTTTTTATAGACTACGGTCGATAACACCCATACCCAACATTCTGGAATCAAGGCATGCGAATCCAACAATTTCCCATCCGTAGAAGCCTTGCTTCTGTCGTCTGTGAAGAGTTGGGTCATCGTATACTTCGAATTCCTGTTTGATAGGCATAACCAACGAATCGTTGGCGGTCATGTCAAAGCCCCAGATCTGAGTTTCACCAGCGGTAGTAACCTGTCCATCTGAATCAACTACATTAGGATTATCAAGATGATAGTCATTGTAGTCACCAGCAACATCCGCTAAGAATGTGCCGTATAGAGAGGTCGAACCGTTAATGTTAAACTTACCAGGCCCACCAAGATGTGGCATCTCATGCAACTGGATATTCCAGATTGCGCCCATACCAGCCGCTTGGAAAATCTCACGACGGGTAACAGGATCGCTGTCTGTCTCAGTCCACTCACGGATATCAGCAGCATCTTCAGGTGCTACCCAGAGGTCCGTTAGTGTGCGACCGACACGCTTATAGCGGACGATCATCTGGTTGATAAGCTCTTTAGACAAGTACCCAGCTCCAGTAGATGCTGCTGCAACCTCATATACAGGTGCATTCCTAGAAGGAAGTAACCCTGTTGCGGCGAAATTAGTACAACCAGCGGGTACGATTACACGCCATGCACTCTCTTCCTCATACTCAGCAATAGCACCGGCAGCCTTACGGGCTGCACGAGCGGCGATGTCCACACGAGACTCACGAGCATACTGAAGCTTCCAGTCTGCAGAAGTATCGATAGTGAAGGTAGGAACGTAAACGTCCTCACCAACCCCCTCAATAAAGTTCTGGGCTACGTAGCCAAGTCCTGGTAGGACCCATACTGGTAGTTCAAAGTCGTCAGCCACTGGGTACACAGCTTGTGCGCCTGGCTCAAGTACCTCTTCTGCGAACAAGTCGCGAGCAGAGGACTGATACTTAATCTCTTGCAAGATTGGGGTTTTGATTGCAGCACAAAATTCTTTGTATGCTGCTTGGCCTTCAGGTGTCTCCATCGCAGCCGTGGTTCTAAATAGCTCTTTAAGTTCTCTTAGAGTATCCATAGCTACCTCCTTAGACCAAGGCCTTGATCATTAGCATCTTACCCGCGGCGGTCTGCGTCGCAGTCAAGCTATTCATTGCCACCGCTGCAGCAGATGCTGCAGAGTCGGCATTAGTATCGGATAGCTTTCCGTCGTCGTCCGGGTAAAGAAGTGTTCCAGCGTCGATACCATCGACGCCCTCATCTACATACTGGTTAGTCTCATAGACTGCCCCAGGTCCACACGCCACACCAACAGGGTCACCGACAAAAGCGTCGGAAGAGCCCATGTCACCGCGTAACATGAAACCAGCAGGGAAATCTGTATAAGGATCCTTCACCTTCTGCAAGAGCCACCCAATTGGGAATTGAGCTGCGTCACTAGCATTAGCGATGGTGTCGACTTCTCGATCACCTGTGATCCTGACGAGACGTCCAGCAGGAATTGGGCGGGTCTCCGTTGGAGAGGCCGCGAATTTAAAGAATTGAACTTCCTGTGCAGGATGTCTGAGAACGAACGTCATGTTTATCCTCCTATTATTTATTATCCTTGGACGCTTCGCCACGACGTTCCCTAAGATAACTAGCAAGACCAGGACCAAAGTTGGCCCACCTACTATCGTTACCTGAGGTCTCAGCGTTAGGCAATGTGGCCGAAGCTGTTTCTAAAGCACCTTTTACATCGACTGGCGGGGTTTGAACGTCATCGCCCTCCTCATCTCCAGTCGCACTAGCATTTTCCTCTGGTTCGTCATTACTGTTATCAATAACAGGAGCAGGTTTCTCCTCCGTACTATAAGATTTAGCAATTTCGTTCCTGAAGGCTACCATATCATCTTTATAAGCCGCGAAATCTTCGTCGGACATTTCACGAACAATCAGTGCCTGCTTATCGCGGGCTTCACCTGCGCGGGCAATTTTCAACCCGTCTAAATCGGTCATTCTGTCGTCCGTTAGTTTGTCCTTCGCCATGGTTTCAAGAGTAGACTCGGCTGTCTCAACACGATTAAGAAGAACTTCCTTCTCAGCGTTAAGACTTACAACCTCGTCCTTTTTCGCAGCCAGCTCTGTAACAAGCTCATTTTTCGAAGCTTCGAGAGCCTCAAAGGCCTCGGAATCAGAAGATACACGGACCTCCAGCTCAGCTACCTTATCTGCCATATCACTGACAGACTTCTTAGCCTCATTCAAAGCCTCTTCGACATCGACTTGAAGACCGGCTAAGGCCTTCTTGTCTAGGATGTCTTCAACGAGCTTGACAACGTCGTCTCTGACTTTGTCGATATCCATTTATTAACCTCCTAAATTAGCCATAGGTCTGAACACACCTAGACGTCATTAGACTGACAAGTTGAATGCAACATAGTAAAACTTTGCACTGTTATCACCCTTAAACGTAACTGTTCCATCCCCAAGCTCAATAGCAAGTGGAGCTGTTCCAGCAGAACCATCGTTATAGTTTGCTGTCACAACAGAATCGGGCTTAAACTGAGTACCTGTTACAGTCAACAAGCCACCTGATGTTAACGTCCCTGAAGATGCGACCATTTGATAATGGCTAGCCCCGCTACGCTTGTCTAGAGGAATCTGCCTACCTTGATCATCTACGTATAGCCTCCTCTTCTTGGGAATGCCTTAGTATCTAACCATTATTATCCTCCTCCGGTTTATTATCGGAAAGAAGCGGTTCTACAGTTTTCACAAAAATCTTTTCGCACTTCATCCAAATAGACAATTCAATCTGGTTGAAACTTGATTATGATGTATTTAAAACTGCCACATGTTTATTTAAATGCGTTGCAGCTTTTTTCCTTAAAGTAAAAGTATCTTCTATTCCCTATACACTTTGTCTCATTTACTTGGATTAGAGCGTTCCTATAATGCGACAAATCCACGTATGGATTTTCGGTGGCAGACTTAACGCCTTTGGTAGGGTGCTGTAAATGCCTTGCACCTTTTTCCTTTCCATCGCTATAACCCTTTTCTATGATTACAAAAGTATCATTAGGTAAACTATTTATATACTTTCAACTTTACTTTACGTAAAATTCTTTTAACATCTATCAATAACGAGTTAGTAAATTATACTGTTTCTAATAAACCTTTTATTAATATAAAAATAACCTTTCTGTCACCCCTATTTGACATTGGTCACTGACTTAAATTCCTCTAAAATATCATTTAATGAGGAAAGAGCTTTTGTAACTCCCACTGATTCTCTATTTTCTTGTAGCTTTTCGAAATAATTTGTAACAACATCCTTAGTAGTCCTATCTAAAATAAGCCTTAAACACTCAGGATGTACTGCCATTCCTCCTGGTGTAGTACAAGCTGTATCAAACAGAACACACCAATTCTCATGTACAATAGTATCGTCCTGTGTAATAATACCACCTGCACCACCCCCCGAAGGAGCCGGATGTGAATCTACTTGCTGTGTAATACCTGGGGTCGTGTCTGCATTTACAGGCTCACCAGAACCACCAGTACCAGCTTTACCATAAACATACCTCTTAAAGCTTACGCATGATTCAGGTGTAGACTGTGGACGACCATCTACCCAACCCGTACCTGCTGCATCTTTTTTTACTTTTTCACTCATAGAACTATCCATCTTTAGTATATCAGAAGGCGTAACGGTCTTAAGCTTAGTACCGTCTTCAAGCTCTACGACATGGTAATGGACACCGCCAAAGGTGGATTCTCCAATATTCTCCCCCTTCGTAAGTTTTTCCTTATCTTCATCATAGTCATACTTTTCATTTACGTCTACTCCAAAAAGCTCATGGGCATGGGCCTTTACAGGACCGCCTGACTCAACTGCTGAGTATCCGCTGCCTTTCTTTTCTATATATACTTTATGTGTATGATTATCTTCAGAAGAGATTTTACCAGTTTTAGGGTCAAAAGGATGGCGATGAACACCATCACTTACAAAATATAAATAGACATCGTCTGGCAAGGTTTCTGGCCATACTACATGTGTGTGTTGGCCATCCAAAAAAGTCTCTGCCTTGTCAACCTGAATCTCGTGTCTATGAGACCCGCCGTAAGAAGCACTAATATAAGCTTGGTCCTTCTCAGCGCCCTCCAAGCTGTTAATAACAATAGATTCTTTTTCTTGCTTAGCCTTCATGTAACTATCAACCCTTGTTAAATCCAAAATGTATTTATCATTTTGGTTAGTTGCCGTCTCTAAAATAACAGACTCTGGGTTGGCTGGGTTTTCTACCAGCCCACAACCAGAGAATAGCATACCGCGAAGAACACGTCCTACACGATGCTTACCTTTCTTTTCAGCACCTTCTACAACAGTTACCACATTATTAATAACATCTACCAAGCCCAAAGAACGTGCTTCAAGTTTTGGAATAATAATGTTATCAACAATAATATCAAAGTCTCTATAGAAACATTCCATAGACACTTTATACTTACCTTCGTCGACCTCTTCGGCTAACTCAGGAAAACGTGCTTTATATAAACGCATTGCTGCGACAATATCCATTGGTATACTATCTATATCACTACCAACCGTCTTATATAATTCATGAGGGTCAAAAACTGAACCGTCTTTATTTGCGAATACACTTGAATACATGTGACCAACAATCTTTTCCTGGTCATGTTCAATATCCAAAGGCTTTTCAGCAATGGTATTTCTAGACTTATAAAGCTCTGATGGTAAAAAGTATGCCGAATTAAGATTATAACCAGACGACACAAAAACAGCTGTGATATATTGTAAATCAGGCTGTCTACTTTCTGGGGCAGGTATGCTCAATGCATTAGAAATCTCAAGCGAGGGAGCCCCAGTTTGAACATTTGCGTATAGTCTAATTTTATTATCCGACATTACTATTCCTCGCTATCCTCTGAAATCTTTTTAAGGGTTATATTTCTAGCAACGTATGTAAGCTCTGCTAATTCATCTATACTCATCTCTTGTAGCAAAGTCTCTAATGATGCCTCATCAGCTGGACTCTGTTTATCGGCCTTTGGTTTTTTTGGTTTACTAGAAGGAGCTGGCTTCTTAGCAGGTTGACCCGGTGGTCTACCTTCCGAAGGTGTACCTTTTGGAGTCTTTTGTTTCTCCTGTATACCACTACCACCCGATGACTGTTGGTATGGAGAACCAAGAACACCAAGAGTACCATCTTGAACCAAAGGGCTCTCGAATTTCATTTCAGCCAGCATGGTCTCAAAATCGAAACCAAGCATCTCATGCCCTGTTCTATAAGAAATGATTCTTCTATCAATCATACCCTGAATAACGTTCATCATAAGAATCTCGTCTTTCAGGACCATATTATCAAATCTTACTTTTGGGTACCTATCAAAGCCCATTGCTTCTGCGACATCTCTATACTCAGCATATATCCAACGAGATACCTGCTTACGAGCATAGTAAATTTCCTCTCTAATGGCCTTTACAGCTAGGTCTGCAGCTGGTTTACTAGGACTACCAACACCATCAATCAACGCACGGATAATACCAAAAGCACCTGTAATATCATCATTTACCTGCTTATATTTATCCTGTCCAAGAATATCACCAACATCACTAGGTTCAATTCTCTGTACCTTTAAGGTATGGTCCCATACTACATTAAATGCTTTTGAAGGTGTATCAAAAAGCTCAGCTACAGCCTCTAACTGTTCCTGGCCTTTAACTGGGAATTCATCGTTACCAATAGTAATAGCAAGTACAAAATTGGTAATCCCGTCTAATGTAGAATAATCAGCTTCCCTAAGGGCACGTTTGTATTCCATACTCTCGAATGCACGAATACCTCTAGGAAACGGATAGGCCTCGTATGGCTGCCTACGATAATCTACCGCGCCAACAAGGTAAGGGTTTAGAGGCAGGTCTTCTCCTGCTTCTGCTGCCTTCTTAAATTCTGATGGGAGTCCTTTTAGAATTATCTTCTGATAGTCAGTTAAATCTGACTGGGGGGTCTCCAAAAGTTCCTTGACACCTTTAAGCGCCTCCGCTTTAAGTATAATAATCTGTTGGTCCATAAGTAAAGAACTTTTATCAACTTCTATGTGGGTAGGATTAATTATCGTATAATTTATAGGCAAAGAGTCCTTTGACCACCTATACTTTTTAGCAGCTCGTTCTTTTTCTAATAGGGCTGCCCTTTCCTTGTGTTGTTTCAAAAATTCTGATGCAACGTCTTCTTTTACCTTCTTAGTTTTCTGTCCTGGAATAGGAGAAACATAATTAATTTTAGGCTCATACTTACTTACTACTTTATATGTCCTAACAAAACCACTCCTAAAAAACTCAAAGAAAACCTGTTCGGTCGTAACATCAAATCCTGTATCTACGACCCAATTATCAAAAAAGTTTTTAATATTTGGATCATCGATATCGTTACGTAAACCCTTTGAAGCAAAGTTAGTCATTAAGTCAATAGCAGAACCATAAACATCCTCTGACTTATAATACTCCATAGATCTTTTATAAAGATCGTGTGGTTCAGCAGTAACAACAGAAGGCTTCTTTGTAAGATCTAAATAATCCCCACCAAGAGGGTCTCTCCTGATAGTAGCTGCGTTCTCAATCCTGGTTCTTCTTAACTTGTGGGCATCTTCACTATCTATTGCAGGTAATGACTTATACGTTGGAGTACCTTTATTCATCATGGATAGAGCTTTATCTAAGTGGTCCTCAGGCCCACTTACAAGTATAGACATACTACCGTCTTCATTATCAACTACATTATGTATATTGACATTGCGGAACTTAGCATCGAGTCTATTCTTAATGTTTGTTAAATCTAAATTAGTCTTATCCATAATTATTACCTACCAGGTATTCTAAGTGTATTTTTAATAACAGGAGCAGAATGTACTCTATCGACTGGTATTACCAACCCACCTTGATTAACATAGTATGTCTCCTCTTCACGAGCAACGACTGTATCATATAGTCCCTTCGCTGCTAAAACAAATGCTGAATACAAATCCTTTTTTCTTTTACCCTTACCAGAAGCAGGTATATCAAAATGCACAAGCCCACTCTTAGTTTGGGTAGATGTTATCAACATCATCTGATTCATCATTTCTTTGATGTCACCAAAGACATACTCTTTATCTTCTTTTCCATCTGTTGGCTGCAAAGGAAACCTTAAAAGGTCCTGCTCTAACAAGTTCAGTGCAGCGAATACCGATTCAGCGTTTGTTTTTGGGCTAGGATCCTGCATTCTTAGGATGCGTTGTCCTTTCAATTTCTTGTGGTCATCATCATCCATATCTAATATCAAATGGCCTTTAGAGAACTGTTCACTGGACAAAATGTCCTTAATTGCTACACCACCACCACCTGCACCTGCATCCATCATAATTAAAGTAGCATCAAACTTACTACAGAAATCATATATAATACTGGACATCTTAGGAAATGTTTCACCTGTCACCTGAAATGCATGTACTACAAAGGATGGATTACCTACCTCTATAACTACTACAGCAAACGCATCAGAAGAACGAGCAGGGTCAACACCTATGATATATTTTTTACCCACCTCGCCTTTCATCCTAACTGGGCAGGCTCTGTTTTTACACGACTCAAGCAAAGAAGCCTTGAAAACACCGTCACTATCGGACTCCCAAATTCCTTTATACTCCAAGTTGAACTCAATTCTACTCATAGTAGTTCTTGCTTCATTAATATTGTTGGAGTCTAAGAAACCTTCCGCCATATCTTCATACGACACATAACACAGACCATATTTGTCTGAGCCTTTGTCTATCTCTTCTTGGTACTTTTGTATCCTTCGATAAACATGATTGAATTGGTAATAGGCAGAAGTAACACCAACAATCTTATTGGTCTGCATACCATCTCTCTCGTACTCATATTCGTCTCTGGTTAAAATACCGTCTGCTAACTTATCCTTTAACATCTGTAAACGTCTAACGTTTTCCATAGGAGATGTCGTAGTAGCACCCATCGGTCGAATAACCATCTCAAAAATATCTTCTGGTACCTGTGCAAACTCATCTACTAAGATAAAGTGACCACGAAGACCACGAATCCTAGAACCATCTCCCAAAGGGTATGCCTCTATTGAAGATCCTGTCTTATCATCTGCACCACGAATATTAAGATAACATCTATCAGAACCTACAACAGGTTTCTTTTGACAGGCTTCACGAAGTAATGGACTTTCTGTGTACCTTTTTTTCAATTCCTCAAAAACCATTTTACTCTGCCTGAAAGAAGGACTCATTATAAGAACCCTCTTACCAGGGTACAACAAACCATATATTGCACTGACTACTGAAAGAAGGAAGGACTTACCACAACCACGACCTGCTGTCACTATTGTGTATGGCCTAAACCACATCTCTTCAAGAATAATCTTCTGGGGAGTATCTAAATCAAGACCTAATAAATCTTCAGCCGCAAGTACAGGATGCTCCCTGTAAAAACCAATCATATCTATAGATTTTTCAGAAAATTGTCTCTTTCTCATAATGAACTTACTTCTTGGACTTCAAAAGATTAAATTCTTCCTTTTCTTTTGTCAAAGACTCTATCCTAGCATCAAACTCGGATTTCTTTTGAGCATCGTGTGCATATACTAAGTCCACTATACTAAAATTCTGTTTATTTTTAGGATCTATTCTATCAGACCTTCTAGCTGCAAGGTTAACTTTAACCTTTTCTGAATGCTTCCTAAACTTTTCAATAGTTGCAGCACTATCCATAAGATAGTTAGGGTCTGTAGCAGACAAAGCTAATAGCCTATACTCAAGTACCCTATTCACAGCCAAACTTACAATGTCCTCTATATCAGAGGAACTTAACTCGTCTAAATCAAAATCAGACAAAAACGAATTAAGCACAATATAGAAATTTTTCTCTTCTTCGACATCTTTCATTACCTTTCTATCGGGCAAGAAAGCTGCTATTTGTTCTTGTGGATAATCTTCTGGTAGCTTAATATAATCAAAGGGAAAGACATCCTCACGTTTCTTTGAAAACTTGAGCGCCTTAACTACTTCTTCTTTCGCCTTCTTCGGTTTATCCTCTCTATACTGAAGAAGGTTTGCACGACTTTTAGGATTGCTACGAGCTTTTGGGCTCTTGTGCTTCTCCTTAGCTAAATCTTCTTCTGTCGGCAACGGAGCTGTTTTCCACTCCTTATCAGCTATCTCACTTATTAATCCAGGGCCTAATTTTTCTTCAGCTGTTTTTACATCTATAACTTTTTCTTTATCTTTATCTTTATCTTTCTTCTTAGGCATTATTTTTCAACTATTTCAAGATCTTCAGATGAAAGAGTATAGTCTATGTTTCTATCAAACATGTTAACTTTAATAGTAACCTTGTTACCACTTATAGAATTAACAGAACCCTTACACTTTTGGAAAGGCCCACTAATAACCTCAACCCTATCACCAACTTCTACTTGTTTGTTAATAACGTTCCACTCTTCTTTCTTCTTCATCTCTTCCATAGAAGACTGTGGGCAAACACCAACATAGTTGGTTACAAATGGATTAGAACGAATCTTATAATATAATTTATCGTCATCATCACTATAACGAAGAAACAAGTAACCAGAATATAATGGAACCCTGCGCTTATGTAGTCTTTCACCAATCCTACATTCTTTCAATACTGTAGGAAAGAAAACTTCCTCCATCTCAGGGATTTCCGTTTCTAAGAAATACTCAATGGAATCGAATTTATTCTGTTTAATTACCCAAATGTGCCAACAAGAAGACATAATGTAAATCCTTATTTTCTATCTTTTACTTTATTAAAATGTCCACATGATCCACATATAATAACTATAGTGTCTTCTGTTATATGTAAATCACTACCGCAATTATCACAATCTAATAAAACATTATTTGGTTTATGCTTAGTTGGTTTGGAAAATTCAAATGGGAGATTCTTATGCGTATCTGCATAACGACTCTCCTTATGAATGTGCTCGTTATACTTACGAGAACCCTTATCCATTCTATTTGCACCTTCACGTGCTGACATTTTAAACCTCTCTACAAATCAGAAAGAATCGTACTGGGACTGGATGGTGGTCGTACTATAATTGGATTATCATCTGATTCTGTATCATAACCCTCTTTGAAAATAGGAACACGAGTATGACGAGCCTTTATTATTTCTGGATAAGGATTATCCAATTCTCTTACGTTTTCAGGTAAAGGATAAAGCCTTCTAGGTTTATAGATAATCTCAGTCATTTTATCTTAGCTCCATTTTAGTTAACATTTTATCAACCATGTTGTACAAGACAGACAAAGTCTTGCCATCATTTTTAAGCTTATAAGACCAAGTATCCCAATTATCCAAGGCTGTTTCTGAAGGATGGTCTGAATTCAATATCGCCCCATGCAATGCCCTAAGCCCTTCTGGCCTATCAATTCTAACAAGATAACCACCATGCTCTAACACACCAGCGGCCTCATTTTGAAACCTAACGTCAGTGATAATTAGAGTATCATCTACACCAGCAGAACGAAATACCACCTCATAATGATAATCAGAAACGTAAAAACGCATAACTTCAGTGCCTACAAACTGCAGGATATCTCTAGGCTTAGAAAGCCTAACACCTAACAGTGTAGAATAATCTTTTGATTCTAAGGCTACGTCGTGCGTTTTACGCATCCAACATATAAGGTCCTCTAAAACTGACTTTGAAATTACAACCTGCTTACTTAAATCTGTACTTTTTCCTTGTTGTGTAAGTACCTGGTCATATGTAAGACCAAATATTTCAACACATGCTGTCTTTAGATTAGACGCAAATCCTATCTTTTTACTAAAGTCATAGTTAGCAAGTAGATAATCTGCTACACTATCTTTTCCCGCTAATGCCTTGCCAGATAAACCTAAAATCATATTACCTCATCCTTTTAAGATGGTCAAGAGTTTTAGAAAACTGTCTGCTGGATTTCATTACATCCAGAAAATCTGAGGCGTCGCCCCCTGTGCCATCTGAATCACTTCCGCGATCTACTGGAGTAAATCGTACCATCATTTCTTGACATGGTAAGTCATTAGCAATTCTAGAAATACATGTTTTATAAAAGATTTTATCACAAAAACATACTTCTTCGTCATCTGAAATATAGACAACTTTATTTATAACCTTAGACATCAAATCAAACATCCTCCTAAAACAAAAATAATACACCAAGATAGATTTGTAAACCTTGTTGATTAAAAATCTTTTTTGATAACCGATCTTGTAAAAAATGCAAAGAATTCTCTCGCAATATATTTGATTTGATTTGGGACATTTTGCATAATCTACTACAAAAATTACCCCTACCCTATTGACTATGTCTAAGAGTCGTGCGCGTATTTAAGAAATCTTATATATAAGATATCTTATTTAGAGAAGTAAGAAGATTATATTTCTTATTAGAGAACACTACTAATAGAGATTATGACTCTTAGTAGAGTATTTTCAGAGAAAATACTCTACGGGATATTCTTATTCTTATCTTTTAAGATATTCTTTCTTCTTTTGTCTAGGTCTAAGGTATAGTCTATACCCTAATCATAGTCATCCTGAAAGTGAAAATATCTGTATCACGTAGAACGCGCTCATTCGCTCTGTACGGAGTTTTTAATCACTCGGGCCCCAGGATACCCAAAAACTATTGGGACGTCTTAGAGAGGCCTCTGTGCTCTTGTGCCACCCCATTTACATGGGGCAGCGTGGGTTTTGTAGAAATTAGTGATTACGACCATTCGAATCGCTTACAGGACCAGAGGTACGGACCTTGGTAGAGAATTTACCAATGCCTTTACCTTCGCCAGCGGGATTACCGTTAGCAAGGGTAGTCTTTTTTCCCTCTGAAGTGATTTTGGTCATAACACCATGTTTCATAACAATGAAAGATGCTGACATTTGGAATTTCCTCCTTAGTATGGTGATCACCCAACCCAGTGCCAAGATGGCCTAGGCACTAAGAGACGTAGTAAAACAAACGTCTTTTATTTTCTTCACCAACACACTTCTTAGTTCTTCATATTGTTTTATAGACGTTAATACTGTTCGTGTATCAACATCAGACTTAACATCGTTTATGATGTGAAGTTTATTTGCCATTAAAAGCAAACCTTTTAATACTTCTATTTTTCTTGATAGTCCATCTACGTATGAGATAACATCAGAAATTGATTCAGTTTTAGAAATCATTGTAGACTCATAGCATTTCTGTATAAGTCTTTCAAGTTCATAGAACTGGTCTATAAGGGAATCTATATCGGTTAGTATTTCAGAAAGTACAACCTGATCTTGTAGGTTGTTGTTTATCAAATCAGTACTATCTTTTATTACTTCTTCGATAGCTTTCTTTTTTTCTAAAGCCTCTAACAAATTCATTATTCTTATAGCATTTCTACGTTGTGGGCCTGTGGACCTCTTTCTGTTTCAGTTAATTCATAACGTACGTCTTGTCCTTTTTCTAATGTCCTATAACCATCCATCTGGACGTAAGAAAAATGAACAAAAACATCTTCTTGATTAGGACCAATGATAAATCCGTATCCCTTCTTGGCATGGAACCATTTTACTTTTCCAATAACTTTGTCCATAAAAGCCTCCAATAAAAATTAAATCCTACTACAATAGGCGTAGGACGACCTATCCACTAATTAGCAGATGGGCAATCATGATTATTCAATGGGAACAAATTACCCAGAAGTAACTTTCAAAAGAGGTATGGTCTAGGTAAATTGTTTTTGATTTTACTACGTGATCTTGACAAAGACTAGGATTAAATTAATCCTAATCACACTATCAATAAGACAACAATTCTGTAAAGTGAAGAATATTGACTATTTAACTACGCAACAGATGACCAAGCCTATGTTTTACGTAATACGATCTCAATGTTATTATACCAGGACCGTATAAATGGTTTTGTTGTTGTATGTAATGCCCCAGCAAAGTTCTAAATCCACCAAGGGTAACTACAGTACCTACTACCTCACCATTTTGATTCCATACAGCGCCGCCAGAGTTACCAAAATACCCGGCAGTACCATACCTCACACTAGTCGATCCCATGTTCTTAGTAGCTATATAGCCTCTTTCATACGCCAAGTGTTTTCCTTTTACGTACCTATTGGACGGGAAACCAATGATTCTTATACTCTGCCCTAAGTATGTTTTTTTGGCAATTTTTGAATTAACGCCGAAATCATGGTAAACTTTTATCATAGCAATATCATAATTTTTACTAACTGCTATTATCTTAGTTTTGGCTTCTATAGAGTCAACCACGTTATTATAGACGTCCCGACGTTCAATTTTAAACCCCGGACACTTGCGGGTGTAATGGCCTTTAGTTTTGTCGTTTTCATTTACTACGTGTGCGGCTGTTTGAATTAATGAATAACTAGGAGAAGAATAAATTATTGCTCCTGTACCCCATCCAACGTCATACTTTTTCTTGTAGACTTTTTTTGTTCTGTTATCATAAATAGTGCATTGAATAACAACACGCACTGTTCGTCTTGTGATGTGAGCTACCAGCGCCTTCTCGGCTTGTTCAGGAGTAGCAAAAAATTCCTTGTACTTTTCTAAACTGTCTTGTTGTTGTTGTACTTCAACGCAAGAACCACATCCAAAACTTATAAGGGTGATTAACAAAAAAAACGAGATGGTGGAATATTTCATGTAACGTCTCCACGGCGAAGGAAACACCTTATATAATACCTCCGTTTAAGGTTTCCCTTGTTATTATAAATGGGACAGGGTAAGATACAATAATGGTATCTTCTACATGAGCAGATAAAGACCCGTCATCTGAATAACAAGTACACCCATCTACTTCATCGATAAACACCTCTATTGAACCCGGTAGAACAATTGGTTCTATAGCTAAACCAATACCTTCTATTAATTTCATGCCCTTACCCTTCATACCAGTATTGGAAATAAAAGGGTCTTCGTGGGGCTTGAAACCAATGCCGTGGCCTCCAAATTCAAGCGGCGACCGTAATCCATTTAATTCAACACGACGTTGTATAGCATATGATATGTCGCTTATGCTGTTACCAACTATAGCTGCCTTAATACCGTCATTTAAAGCTAGATTTGCAGTCTTTATAAGCTTTTGTTGTTCTTTGGTTGAGTTACCAATAACAAAAGTTCTTGCGGCGTCTGTGCAGTGACCTTCAAACATAACACCTATGTCTACAGTTACCATATCACCATACTCTAAAGGTATGTCTGTTGGTATAGCATGAACTACTTGGTCGTTAATAGCAATACAAGTGGAATACAAATAACCATCTAATCCTAAAAATGATGGAGATGCCCCTTGCTTTATAATAAAACTGTTAATTTTTAAGTCTATCTCGGCGGGAGTCATACCTGGTGTGGATAACTTTTTAGATAGTAGAAGTGCAGAAGCTAGAATTTTACCGCTGTGTGTAATTAGTTCAAGATTTGGACGAACGTTCTTTACCATTTAAACTATATCCTCATTATAATAATAGTAAAAATACAATAATATGTAAACTAAGGTTTCCATTTCAGATCTAGCTTGTCTTTTTTAAGTTCAGTGTATTTAATGTCGATCTGTTCACTTAGACCTTCGAACTCATCGAATACCTTTTGATAAGATGAATGATGGCAGAATTTCCACAAAGCTACCAATGCTTGCGTTGGGGTAAGTTTAAAGTGCACCTCATCATGGTTGTATACAGACACCAGCTCGTCTATTTGAATGCGCTTGTACTCATCAGAAAATTCACTGACTTTCCTATTGCCCATGAGTTCATTGTTCTCTCTAAATTCAAAACGTTTTACAAGATATTCAGCATAGGACATTTCTCTAGCTTCTTGTGCTATAGCATTGTGTTGTTCTACTTCTACTTTTCCTAGTTCTGGTGTTCCAATAACATTACCTCTACTGTCATACTTTTTTTCTTTTGTCTCTTTGCATCCATTACATCCCATTGTTACCTCCTTTAATTAGATTGGTTACATCTCTTGTTCCAAGACACATAGCTGTTAATAATTTAGCTGTACATATAAGACTTTTCTTGGATATAATTTCATCTGGAAAATGTATATTTATACACGGAGCCCCTATTTCACATACTGGTGTACCACCGTTCTGCCAAACAATATAGTGGGCATCCGATTCCCCATCTGGAGGTGCTACTAATACTTCATGTAATATCTTATTCTCTACTGCTTTTCTTATTGCATACTCTATTAACATTGAATTATAAATAGGGCCTTTGTTTATAATGACACCTTTGCTTAATTCACTTCTACTGTCTACAGGAAACACGTCCAATACAATTGAAAATGCTGGTTTTATTTTAGTTGTGGCTGTTATTGCACCATAAGCACCAGTCTCTTCAAATGAAGTTAGAACAAAAAACAAATTGTGGTAATTTGTCCGTTCCTTTGCTACTTGTTCCATGGCTATTAACATAGCTATAATACTAGCTTTGTTGTCCATGAACGCCCCTGTAAACTTACCACGAGGATTAGGTTTGACAATGTTGTTATAGAATATAGGGTCGCCAATAGAAACCTTGTCTATGTCAGATTCATCTTCTAATACAGCTTCAGCAAAGTAACCTTCGTCTTGTCCTTCATCAGTTACTATAACATTTATATCGCCTATGGCGTTTCTTAAAATGCACTCATAGTCACCTTCTAAAAAAGGTACTCCGACTTTAGCTAATTTAAGCTCCTTAGATTTTTTGTCTTTTTTAAAAACTATATACCCAACATGGTCTATATGGGCCGCAATCATTACATTGTGTTTGGTGTTGTTAGCAATAATTCTAGATGGTACTATAGCAGAAACTGAACCTAAAGCATCCCTACTACATTGTAATCCCATCCTATTTGCTTCTCTCATGAAAATAGCAGCTATCTCGTCAGTATAGCCACTTACTCCACACGCTTCTGATATTTCTGTGAACAGTTCTAGGTGGCGAGATTCCATTTTACACCTGGAAAGTTAAACCCCCTGGTTCTATCATCAGTGTACCCTTTTCAATTTCTGGTACAAAGGTCACCTTTGAACCGAACATAAGGATATCACCGGAGGCAGCCACTCTTAGTGGCTTTGTTTCATCGGAGAATAAGGCAGTGTTCTCTATATGTGTCTCTAAATAATCGAAAGTTTCTCTTGACATAAAAAGTTCTGTGTCGCCTTGTTGAAGTGTTCTAGACTCTCCTATCTTTGTTAGGACATTAACTATAATTTTATCAAGTGTCTTTGTCATTTCAACCTCTTCAAATAATTGACGCATATAACTTGTTATACATTGTGCACACTCGAAGGTGGGGTTGAGCATATCTGCTGTTGCTGCGTAGTCTTTTCCATCTGTACAATATAATTCACCATACCTTTCTATACCTTCTATTTTATCGAAAGCTACAGCAAGGTAACATATTTGATTTTGACGAGAAAATAATTCTATAGGAGTAACTCCCATTTTACTATATTTCTCTGAGTACTCACAATCATTAAATGTTATTTTATCTTTTTGGTTGGACATTGTACCCCATCATTTGCCAGGCTGTAAATATGCTTAGTACAAGTTGATTTTCTGGTTTAGCTGCAGGAAGAGGGTTAACAAATAACGCAAGGGCATTAGCGGACTGCAGTGCCTTTTCTTCCGAAGTTGCTCTTTCTAAGGCTGACCTAAAACACCCAGCTAAAACTAATCTAATCATTTCTTTATCGGATTTTACTTTTTTATAGACATTAATTAAAGTAGACCATGATGATTTTTTAGATATCATAACTCTATAAACATCCATTACTTCTTTATTTTCTTCATCATCAACACCTATAAGACTTAATACCCTGGCTTCGTCTATAAAACCAGAACTTTGGTAAAGATTGAGGGCTTGTTGTAAAAGACGTAAGGCATTCCTAGGTCTATTACCACTTGCCTCTACTATAGCCGCCAAGACTTCTTTCGACGGGTAGTAGTTTTCATAAACCCCTACTATCTGAATTAAATTACCTATGTCCTTTGAAGATAGTAGTTTGAAGTTATAAGGCTCACATCTATTTCTCAGTGTAGGTAGAAGTTTCTTTGGTTCTGTACTACAAAGAATAACATAGACACCACCAGGCATATCTTCTGTGTCCTTTAATAAAGCATTTTGAGCTTCTGAGGTCAACCTATGTGCTTCATCATACACATATATTTTTACCTTTCCAAAGAGAGGCCTTGAACGAATCTCTTCTTCCATCTTACGGATATCATTAACACTGTTCTTACTGGATGCATTAATTTCATGGAAATCTATATGCCTTTTATTTGCAATATTTTTGCAACTATCGCAAACACAGCACGGGTCACCGTTATCGTCTTTATTTTCACAATTCAACGTCATACCAATGATACGAGCAATGGTTGTTTTACCACAGCCACTTTCTCCACTTAGAAGATAACACTGAGCATGATTAGCGTTTGTCATAGCCTGTCTAAGGCTATCAACTATATCTGCCTGCCCAACTACGTCAGAAAACGTTTGAGGCCTATACGCAGAGCATAGGTCGCCTTCTTTGCGCTTTAAAATCATTAGCGCCTCCTACCATTCTTTCATTTTATTAACATTAAGCAGGCCCTGTTCATCTACCAATTCTTTATCCTCGACCCACTCTAAAAAACTCCGTACAAATATTGTAAGTGTTTCCTCATCGATATTTACGAAGGTAAAGACACCATCTTTATATTTCAAGGAAATATAGTCTCCCTGCATCTTATGTATTAAATCAGTAGGTAATTTCATTTTAAACTATTTACCACCCGTTCTATAGTATGTTCGTATCTTGTTGATACAGTAGTTATACAACCAATTATCCAAGTAGGAACTTTATGTATACTTAATTCAGGCATCCAAACATGTACCGGGATTCCTGTAATAATAGCCATAGTCATTTCAGCATGGGTACCAGCACCACGAAGTACTGATTCATCGTACTTTACCATTAACACATCTATATCCTTGCTAACAACACCCATGTCTAGATGTACAATTTCATTCATCATAACATGAAGTTGTGCAAAGTCACGGTCTTTGTCTAATGTTTTAATTAAATCGGCGGGTTGCTGTTCAGTATTAAAAAGCTTTGCTTCTTGCTCATAAGGTTCCCATGAAGCTATGCCACGTTCTTTAAGTACTTGGACAGTTATATCTCTCCAAGACCTACCATCACTGGCGTATTCCATACCACCAGCTAAATAAACCATTTTTGACATTATAAAACTCCTAACTACGCTTCCATAGGATTTACAACAGTAAAGAAATCCTTAATCTCTTTGTCATCACAACTAGCAGGGAATGTAAGGAACCAGAATTTAATAGTTTGGTCCCATTCAAATCCACAGGGTATAGTGAAATAAATTCTTTCATCTGTGTCTATTTCAGGTAGACCCCTGAATTCAGGTTTACCTATATATTTAAACTCTGACCAGCATTTTATCTTTGGTACTTTAATCCAACTGGCTCCTTCACACCAAGGGGTAGTTGTTATTACTTCCTCACTTGCATGTTCTTCGCTTACAGGTTCTTCTACTGGCAAGTCTTCGATTGCCTTAAGAAGTTCTTCTTCTGACATAGGGTCACTAGAATTACTTATCTTCCCCTTAGCTATAAGCCCATTTAAAAAATCTTTAAGAATGCTCATCTAAGCCTCCAATCTTTTAAGTCTGTTTTCTATACTACGTTTAGGCTCAGTTCCAATTCCTTCGTATACAACTTCATTATTATTTAAAAATACGAATTTAGGTAATGCCCCTACATTATATTCTAATATTAACTTATGAAATTGTTGTATAGATACGTCTAAATATAAACACTTGTAGTCTCTTTTTCTTCCAATCTCGTTTAATACTTTCTTCATTACAAGACAAATAGGAGACTTGTTCCTACCGAACAATAAACAAAATTTATTACACTCTACTTCTTCTTTGAATTGTTGTAAATTCTTAATTCTAATCATCGTTTATAGTTCCCTAGGAATCAACATATATACCATTTGTGTATTTTGGTATCCATAAATCAAATTCTTTCTCTGTATATAGATATGAGACACTTCCACAACTATGACAACTCTAACATAGTATACAACATGTATTGGCACTCGATATACAAATTGAGCCTTTCAGAGGAGCTATTTCCTCATTGCAAGACGGGTAAAATATCTAACCTATTCTAATTATTTATATTTTTTCTTATATAGAAGCTGTCGTTCCACTTCTTTAATGATTTCTGGTTTATCATTATCACGGGAAAGGTGTCCACCGAAGTATGTCGCCACACTACGGCGTACTACACCTTTTCCCGTATCAATACAGTAACCCACAGTAAAGATATCTGTCTCTTCATCATGTGATATAATTTCTACGTCAAATACTTTCATAATAATTAATGCCTTCGTTTTTGTCTTGTATGTAGACCGTTCCAAACAGCTACTCTACCATAATATCTATTACTGTGTTCTAAAAATATAGTGCCACACCCTGCGCATATATAACCTTCTTTACAGTTAAATACTTTTTGTACTTCATCTTCTCTTCTAAGTACCCCCGTATAACAATAAGGACAGTCTCCCTTTTCTGCACCCATAGGAATGTAGATTAGTTCTTGACAATCATGCTCACTAGGTCTAACGTGTAGCATTGTTATCTCCTGTAGTATTTATATGTGTACACAAACAAAATGTTAAACACAAAAAAATTTAATGTGTAAAAATCTATGTAAGGATATCTTTATACTTCAAAATAAGCAAGCCCTCCTTGTCTATCTTAGAGAAGATGTCTGTTGCTAATTCTCTAAAAGGACCCTTAGTCTCCTTAGTTAAATTGTCCCATCCAATTATAGATACCATACCGTTGGTTGTACGTTTATATAACATCTCAGCTATATATTCCATACAGGTCTCAACCTCTACTTTATATCTCTCCATACGAGAAGCTATAGTTTCAGTAGTGGTAAGTAAAACTTTAACATAATTGTGTTCATTGTTAGATTCGGTTACTACCATAGAACACTTATCATCTTCTATAACCGTTCCAATCTCAGGCAATGTTTGACCAGGCTTGAACGTGTAAGTTAGTATTACAGGTCCAAAATCCATATTGTCATAAGGGATATTCATGGTATAATACTCCTTTACACTAAAAAAGGCGCTAATTCAAGCTTGGCTAATATCAATGTTGTCATTTTATAAAAACTCCTTATTATCAATCTTTGTCATATCATAATGCTTATCAGGACCTTCAGTTTGGCTTATATAATACCAAAGTTCTACAAACTCGCCTTCTTTGTTTGGTCCGTGATTTAATACAACCCATCTATAACCGTTGGTAGCTAATACATTGTAATTACCAAGAAAAAGTATATGTTCTAGTGGAGAAGTATCTTTCCATAAACCGCCTAAACTTGACCACCCATGCCCATACCACATAACAAATGAAGATAATCTTTCTCTCCAGTTTCCACTTCTCAAATCAAATACCTTTTCAAACCCCATCCATTCTATATTTAATTTATAAAAATCAAACAGGTCGGTATTTATCTCTCCCCATCCTTGATCAGGGTTGCTGGCGTATGGATGTGTTTTTATAAACGCAGCATCTTTACACCAAAATTCTGGCATTTCCAAATACCACCTATCGAAAGTATACCTAGCTACAGCGACACTTCCGTATAGTTCCATTTAGTCTTCCTTAATGTTACGGTACTTAAATTTATATTCTTCAAGAGAACCCATTACATCATTTTCAGAGTCCGCTTGTACTTTCTTCTTCTTAAAAAAATAACCAAGCACTGAAAAAACTACAAAAACAGTAGCTGAAATTATTATTAAAACAGATACTCCTTCAAACATAATCATCCTCTATAATATAATTAAGAACATAAGAAAACCAAAAGTGATAGCGGACATACACAAAGTGACTATTGATGCTTTTTGTTCTACGCCCAGTACACTTACTTTATTCCATAAACCTTGTTGATCCATTGTTCACTCCATGCACCCCTGCACGACTTAATTGGTTTTTTAGAAATAGATACTCCAGTAGAAAAGCAAAGCGACCTAAGCCAATATAGATCTCTGTGTCTACACTTACGAACTTTATGCTTATATTGCTTTGCTGTGTATTTTTGTTTATCTATTCTATCCCTACAAGATAACCTAAGAAATCTTGGACCTTGGTTATATGTATTGAATAAACATCTATACCATTTTGATTTATATCTCTTCAAACGTAAATCAAAACGTTTCTTACTTTCTTTTTTGCGTTTAATTGGTTTATGGTAGTATTTGGAACATACTTGATTCTTTACCATGTTCATTTCTTTCATGGCATATATGAAACTTAACTTAGTTGATTTTTTTAATCTTTCACACAGCTCCCTACGCTTTTTAAGGCTACGTTCAAATAATGGTATATGGTTTTGTGTAATACCACAATCTGCCTTATGATAAGGACCAGTCTCTATCCACGTTCTTAAATCTGACTCATTAATTGCCAGACCTATTAGGTCGTGTGCTGACATCCAGGAATTTCCTGGCATAGAAACAACTTCTATCGCTTCCTCTACTATACGTTTTGCGAAGGATAAGTTAACTTGTTTGTAATTACCCCTTAAAGCCATTATACCTTTAATTAAACGAGTTTTATTTATTTGTTCTTTTGTTTTCTTTGGGGGTATAATAGGCTTCTTTACATCAAGGTTATCTTTGTGCTGTAGTACTTTTTTATGTGGCAGTATAAGGTTTTCAAATTTTATTTCAAATGTGAAGTTATCAGATGCACACATTACAAATACCGATGTCACTACTAGCAAGACAACCGTCACCATTATGCGACTCATATGTCTTACCTCTTGTTAAGTTATTGAATACCTAAACTAATACGAAATATAGCCTGAGTACTCACACTTAATAATAAGACACCTTAAGTTAAAAGTCAACTAAGATACTATAAATAAAGGGGAAGATATAAATGGAAGGTGGTTGGAGGTTAGTGAAATTAGTGGAACTGTAGTCCTAAAGATTTAAACGCTTTACGCTTTTTTTTTCGGGGGACCCTGAATTTTTTCCGCCTTCCCCGCTTAAAAACTTAACCTAAAGCATCACGTAAGAACTCACCTACGTGGGACATTATATACGTAAAAGGCAAGTAAACAGATAGAAACATACCTAAGAGTACCTCTTCCAATACAGAATTATCCAACTACCACCTCCAGTTTATACAATGCATTTTCTATCAAGGCTCTTGTTTCCTCATGAAGAATAAGCTTTTGCTTGTTATCCTCAAACCACTGACGCGTAGATAACGGGTTGTTCTGTGTTTTCCCTGCTCCCCACCAATCACAAACCATCTCTTCAACTACCCTCTTAGGCATCGGAATGGCCCCAAGCTGACGTTTATCGTTTATGGTAACCCAATACTGCCAATGGTGTTTGTTACGGTGCTTATGGGAGTTCCAGGCCATGTCATAAGGTACTGAGCTACTCTTTGGCGGCTTGGCCTCATATCCTGGGTCTCCTCTCCATCTACCAAAGAAATACTCAGCATATGGAAAGAATTCACTAGGACGGAACTTTGACATATCATGAAAGAGCCCCCTCCAATATAGACCTATGGCAAAACATGCACGTAGTACATACCATTTATGAGTAAGCAAATACTTAAGATAGGAATAACAATTCTTAATTCTTCTCAT